TTTTTATTATTTAAAATTTTTTTTGTATTGTATAATATTTTTTTATTATAAATTGTATTAATATAATTTTTTATTTTACCTTCAAGTAATGAACGACCATCTACATCACAATGAGGACAATATATTTTAGTAAAACCACTATATCCTATAAATGTAAATTGTTTGTTACATTTGTTACATTGCCACAAATATTCTTGTTTTGTGTTAATATAATCTTTTAATGTAAAAAGAGGAGTATAATCCTGCATTTTTAATATATTATTTTCAAAAAAGTTTTTCTTATATTTTTCTTGATTTGATTTTTGAAATTTTTTAGATTTAAAAATATTATCAACACCATATTTGTGTAACATGGTTGTTTTTCTTTTTTGTATAACGTTTTTATTTTTTAAATAATGTGTTGTATTATATTTATTCAAACTATGTTCTTTTATTTTATTTTTATAATCTAAACTTTGTGTAAAGTATTCAACACCATATTTTTTTAAGCATGTTTGCTTTGATTGTTGCCTTTGTTCATCCCTTTGGAACGTATAATTAACACCATATTTTTTTAAATTTGTTTTTTTAATTTTTTCACGCACTGAATGGCATTTATTTGGATTGTCAACACCATATTTTTCAATCCATGTTTGTTTGGATTTTTTTGCTGCTTTTTTTTGAAAGTTTTGACCATTTTTTTTAATTTTTGTATTTATACAATTTTTTATTTTATCAGGGGCTTTTGCTGCACATGATATACTACAATATTTTGTAAATCCTACAAAAAAGTTTTTATAGACAAGTGGTTTAACATGACAAATAGGACATAATGGCAATATATCAATACCATTATATGCACAGTATAATTTTAAAGAAAAATTATTTGTTTTTATTTTAGGTGATTTTTCTAAAATTGTGTTATATAATAATATATTATGTTTAGTAAGGTGCCGTTTTATAGCAGTGACAGTTTTTTTAGTATCAATTAAGTTTTGTATAATATCTTTCATGTAAATATTTATAACCTAAACATAAAATACTACACGATATTATAAAAAAATATTGATAATAATATGTAATACAGGTAAATAATTATAATGAAACTAGAAACTTATCATTTTGAAATTAAAACATTAATCGCCCAATTTATAAATTGCTTTAACGATATTATTATCCAGCGATATAATCAAGAGAGAAATGTTGAAGATAGGATACATGTGGGTTTTGCATACGCCCCTAAAACACGTGTTTTGCATGATATTATAAATAAAGCACAACATATAAAACTACCTTTGATTTCGGTGTCCCCCACCTCTATAGTTCGTGATCAAAACCGTGTTTTTAATAAAATTGAAGGTCCATATCACCCATCCTTACAAGATAATATGAATTATGAACATGTATTACAACCTGTTCCAGTAGATATAACTATAAATATGTCTATTATAACTAGGTTTCAACATGATTTAGATCAAATTATAACAAATTGGTTACCATATTGTGATCCATATATTGCCTTTAGTTGGAAACAACCCCATACAAACCTTGAAGTTCGCAATATTGTTGAATGGGATGGTAATGTTAGTTTTCAAGATCCTAAAGATATTTCACATACGCAACATTATAGATGGTTAGCAGACACATCTTTCAAACTTCAAGGGTGGATTTATAAGAAACCAAGAGGACCTGTTGGTATTATTCATAAGGTAATCACAGATTTTACATCTGTTTCACCGATTTTTGATGATTATGATTTAATACAACAACAAGATACACCTTTAACAACTGAAACATTTGTAATTTCAGCAAGGCCATTTTTGAATATTGTTAATCCATTTTTACATTTTACATATCTAGATACACGAAAACATACAGTTTATGGAGATATGTTGAATTTTACAACAAATGTTTATGTAAGTGGTTCCCCTGGTGTATTTTTACCAGCACCAACAGGTTTACCCGTTTCTGAAACATCAGGAAAATATGTATTTTGGCATGATCCTTTTGTAAATGAACCTAAACTTTCTGCAATGTATCCTGGATTTTCTGGTATTGAAATAGAATCTTGGCAAGCAAAGTCAGATACAGAACTGTGGTTTATGATGCCAAGTGCAGTAGGTGCTGGATTTATAGATATTATTATACAAAATGATGCGGGATTAGGATATTTAACACAAGATTCTGTAAGACCAACAATGAATCCTTACCCCGAAGCCCTTCCTGAACATGATACATACGTAGAATATCAGTTTCCATGGGTTAATGGCGTGAAGGTTATTGATTATTAGTAAATATTTTGAGAGGATTAAATTATGAAAAGTAGTGGTGGATTATTTTCAAACTTATTATTAGCAAAAATGCCATATAGTTGGCGTATTATAGATTCAATTTCTGATTTGAATCCAAAATATGAATATTTTAGAGATTTAACAACAAGAAAAGATGATAGATTAGCACAACAATCTATTGTTTTACCTCAAACACCACAAACTGGTGATGAACTTCCATTATTATCAGCAATTAATAAAGATTATCAAAAATATATGTATGCTGGTATTGATGCGGACAAGATTCGTCGACTTCAAGATTATCGCAGAATGGCCGCATATGCAGAAGTTGCTGATGCTATTGATGAAATTTGCGATGAATGTATTGTAAAAGATGAAGATGATGATATTCTTAAGTTTAAGTTTCGGAAAGTTACAGAAAAGGATATTCGTAAAGAGATTAATGATGAATGGAATAAATTTTTTACACGAACTTTTGATTTAGAACATAATGGGTGGGAATTATTTCGACAATTTTTAATTGATGGTGAACTTTATTTTGAAAATGTTGTTTCACAAAATAGACCAGACTTAGGTATATTAGGTACTTTAAATATTCCTACAGAACTTATTAATCCTGTTTATGATAATGTTCAAAATGGTGTTGTTAGGGGGTATTTACTTCGTAGACCTGTAATTGATAAACAACAAGCACATCAAAAGAAAGAAGAGACTATTATTTTAGATAAAAGTCAGGTAACTTATATTCATTCAGGAATTTGGAATGAAGATAGGTCTATTCGTTTACCATATATTGAAAATGCTCGTCGTGCATATAAACAAATTTCGTTGATTGAAGATAGTATTATTATTTATAGATTAGTAAGGGCCCCTGAACGTTTAGTATTCAAGGTTGATGTTGGGAATATGAATACACCTCAAGCAGAGGCTTACTTAAAACGTATGATGTCTCAATACTGGACCCGGAAGACATATGATGCAGGTGGAAAAACAATGAACCATGTTTATGATCCACAATCAATGTTAGATGCTTTTTGGTTTACTAAAAAAAAGGGAAATGAAGGGACAGATGTAACAAGTTTACAAGGTGGCCAAAATCTTGGTCAACTAGATGATTTACATTATTTCCAACGTAAACTTTACAAAGCATTAAAGGTTCCTACAAACAGATTGAATAGTGATGATACCTTTAAAGATGATGGAGAAATAACCCGCGAAGAACTTCGATTTGCTCGTTTTATTATTAGACTTCAACGTCAGTTTGCTTTAGGTATTCGTGAAGCCTTTATGGTACATTTAAAACTTCGTGGTTTATGGGAAAGATATAAATTAAAAGAAACAGATATTCATCTTTATTTTAACGTTCCTACGCATTTTATGGCAATGAGAGATCAACAACTCTTAAATATAAAATGGGAAAACTATCAAAACTTCTCAGGTAATGAAATGATATCTCACTCTTTCGCACAGAGATATTATCTTGAATGGACAGATGACCAAATGGGTGAAAACAGAGAATGGCTTCGTAGAGATGCAGAATTTTTATGGGAACTTGAACAGATTAAATCTAGTGGCCCTGATTTCCGTCAGCAAGCAGATGCTATTGATGCCGCAATGGCAGATGCAGGATTAGGTGATATGGACGCAGATGCTCCTCCCGACTTCGGGCCAGGTCCTGACCTAGAAGGTGCAGAAGGTGTTGAAGAAGCACCACCTGAAGGCGAAGAGGCACCAGTTGAAGAACCAGCCGGCGAGGTTCCTGAACCAGCAGTTTAAGGAGCCTAAATGAAAATCGCAAATATCAATACAGGTTTTATTGATATTCCAGGGAAGATTTCACTCAATATTTATGCCCAGGGGTGTAAACTTAAATGCCCCAATTGTCAAAACCCTGAACTTCAAAATTTCAAATATGGCCAAGACATCTTTCTTGAACAAATAAAATCAATTTGTAAATCAAGAGTTTTACCATCTTGGGTATGTTGGCTTGGTGGTGATGCAACATATCAACCAGAGGATTTTTTAGAGTTCAATAAATATTTTCATCAACAAGGATATAAGGTTGGGTTATATACAGGTCGAGATTTTAGTGATATTATTGAACTTACAGAGAATGTTGATTTAGTCATAGATGGACCTTGGCAAGGTATTCCTGTAGGAGAAGAAGGTAGTAATCAAAAGACTTTTTTGAAAATAAATAATTTTTGGAAAGAAGTTAACTTCAAAGACCTTGCTAATCTACTAAATACTTAAAAGGATTTTATTATGGGACGACAAACTATACAAGAACAACTAACGGCTAATATGTTTGAACCGGCAAGTGCATTTAATTTATCTTATACACCTATTGATAATACATTTATGTTTTTTGTTGATGGTGGCCTTCAACGTTTAAATTATGATTATGTTCGTTCAGGAACAGAAGTCATCACAACTACAACTATTCCAAGTGGTATAAATGTTCTTGGTGCTTATCAATATGATGAAAAACCAGAAGAACCAGCACCTGATTGCCCACCAGATTATAATTTAGTTAGAACTCAAGAAACATTAACACCGGTTGGAACAGGGGCTATGGTAAACACATTTACTTTTTCACAACCACCATACCCTTCAAGATATTTTATATTTATTGACGGAAATATTCAAAGAGATACTATTGATTATAATATAGTTGATGATGTTTTAACTACTACAGAAGCAATACCTTCAGACGTTCCTGTATATGCTGATTATTATTATAGAGAAGAAAGAGATACAGTTTTACCAGTAGGTCGAAGGGGCTCAACAACTATCAATCACGCAGTCACTAGTTATGAACTTCTTGCTGAAAGAATAAAAATGCAATTAGGATATCCTGTAGTTCGTATTGAACTTTGCGATGATCAAATTTATGATTTTATTGACCAAGCCGTAGAATGGTATACAAAATATGCTGGACACACAAGAGAATATTTAATGTTTGATTCACAAAAAACATATAAGTGTGGTTTAGGTGTAAAATTAGATAATTTATTTTCTGCGTTATATAATTATGAGTGTTGTGGGTGTGAAGATCACTTAAATAAAGCAGTTACACAATATTATGATTGTGATTTAAATACATATCGTAAAGTAATTGATGTATTTTCTGTTGACCCTGTTGAACATACAGGAACAAGTGTATTATTTACTTTAGATTATATGTTCGCACAACAAACTTATTTCAGTTATATGCTTGGTAGTTTTGGTTTTGACTTAATTACTTGGCATATATTAAAAGAATGGTTAAATTTACGAGAAAAATTATTTGCAACGCGACCATATGTTCGTTTTGATAAAAGAACCCAATATATGCGTTTAATTCCTGAACCTACTGCAGGTTCTGGGGGTTCAGTACGTAGAAGTTATATCGGGGTAGTAGGCGCATGGGTGGAGCAACCAATAGCATTCATCGTCCAAGAGCGTTGGGTTTTACAATACGCACTTGCATTAACTAAAATATCTTTGGCACATATGCGAGGCAAATATGGCACAGTTCAGCTTTTTGGTGGAGGAGGCCCAGCTGCACAGGATTTAATGACACAGGGTATGAAAGAAAAAGAAGAACTTGAAAAGGAACTTATGGAAGGGGCTGGAGAAGCCGAACCAAGTCCGTGGTTTATAGGATAACTGCTTGATTATCAACGAGTTACATCAATTTTTGAAATAGTAGACCAATGACATTTATATTTTTTAGAAATTTCGACAAGAGTTAATCCGGATTGGTAAAGGTTTAGAATGTCTGTTGTTTGGTCTTTAGTGAAAAACATATTTACACTCCTAAATATTTTTGATGCAGGACAGCCATTTTTTTACACTCCAATGGTTTTTGTTTGTTTGCAGACAAACAAATTACTGCATCGTTATAAATATTTATCAAATAATAACCAATTTTCACTAAATACTTAAAAGGAGAAAAAATATGAAAACAGATGATTTAGATAAAGTATACTCAACAATGCTTCAAGAAAGTGTTTTTTCAGGAAATGTAAATGATGATACAGATAATGAAGAAGACACAGAAGAAAATAATGATCAAGAAAATAATGATCAAGAAAATAATTCTAATGATGATAATTCAGAAGAAGATTCTAATGATAATGATTCAGAAGAAGATTCTAATGATAATGATTCAGAAGATAATTCAGAAGATGATTCAGAGGAAACCACCCCTGAAGGTGACCAAGCTGTTCAAAGTAAGATAAAAACTCTTCAAAAACAATATAATGATATTCTTGTTGACGCGTTTTCAAAATATGCACCTACTTGCATTGAAGCAGCCTTAGAAGAATCTGAAGTAGCATTTGGTGAAGATGTTGAAGGTATTGTTCAAGTTGCATTAGATAATCTTCGTTGTATGATTTTAAGTGATTTTGGTATTGAAAAAGAAGAACCAACATCAGGTGCTGTCGCTGTTATCAGCCCATCACAAATGGGTGTTGATTTAACAGGTGGTGAAGGAAATCCCTCAGTAAATCCTGAGTGTCCTGTTGGACCACCAAATCAGATGCGCCAAGGAATGTAATGGCCAAATTTAGACAAGGTATTTATTATCCAACACATAAAGAAAAATATCATGGCAGAAAACCAATAATATGGAGATCATCATGGGAATTAAAATTTATGCGTTGGGCAGACAACAATCCCAATGTCATTTCTTGGTCCTCAGAGTCTGTAGTTATTCCTTATATAAAGCCTACAGATGGTAAACTTCATAGATATTTCGTTGATAATACTGCTACTCTTAAAGATTCGCAAGGTAAACTCCACAAATACCTTATTGAAATAAAACCATCCAAGGCTCTTTATCCACCTAAGAAAACTCCTCGCAAAAGGCAAACCACCTATATTAAAGAGTGTTATAGTTTTGCTATAAATCAAGCTAAATTTGAAAGTGCAAAGGCCTGGGCTAAGAAGAAAGGGTATAAGTTTGTTATTTTAACAGAAAAAGAACTAAATATTTAAAATTATGGTCTATAAAAAATAAATATTTTTATAAATACTTTAAAGGAGAATTAAAATGGATGAAGGATTAAAATTATTAGTTGAAGAGCCTTGTTACGAAATTGAACCTCTTGTTGAAGAACAAAATTCAAAAAGTCCAAGTACAATGTATATTACAGGTCCTTTTTTAATGGCCGAAACAAAAAATAAAAATGGACGTATATATAAACTTGATGAAATGACTAAAGAGGTCAATCGTTATACAGATGAAATGATTAAAAGAGGGAGATCGCTCGGAGAATTAAATCATCCAGCATCTGTTGAAATTAATCCGGAACGCGCTTGTCATATGGTATCTGAATTTAGACAAAATGGCAATGTGTTTATTGGCAAGTCAAAAATTTTAAATACACCTATGGGTAATCTTGTTCGAACTTTAATGACAGACGGGGTAAAACTAGGTGTTTCTAGTCGTGCTTTAGGTAAATTAGATGAAAAGGGTGATCATAAAGATGTATCAGATCTTCATCTTATTTGTGTAGACGTTGTTCACGATCCAAGTGTTGATACAGCATTCGTGGATGGCATTCTTGAATCAAAAGAGTGGGTATTAAAATGTGATGGTTCAATTTGTGAACTTTATGATAATTTTGAACATAAGTTAGAATCTTTACCAAAGAAAGATACAGAAGCATATTTAAAAGAAAGTATTCTTGATTTTATTCAATCTTTAAAAAATAAATAATAGGAAAAAAATGAAAGATAAAGATACAATTTTATTAGAAGAAAAATATTCAAAAATACATGAAAATATAAATATTTTCAAGAAAAAAGAAACCCAAGAAGATCGGTGGGTAGAAAAACATGTTGAAGGTGAACCATGGTTAGATATTGAACCATCTGGTAAGGCAAGTTTAAATTTTCATAGAGCCACTCAAAAACAGGATCCTAAACTTTATTTATATATAGAACTTGATGATGGGTCGACATATGATCAGATTTTTAATATTACACCAGATTCATTGAATAAAATAAATGAAAAACTTGATGAATATGACATAATAAATATACCATCTAATTTATTTAATAGAATGTTAGATCTATATGAAGATATGGAACAAAGCCCTGGTTGGCAACACCGGGTAGGTGGTGTTGATCCTAAAGATTTACCACCACACAGAAGAATTTCTTCTCTTAGAAAACAAAAACAATTTGAATTTTAATAAAAAATTACTCTTAAATTGGTAAATATTTACAACAAGTAAAATTTATGTCTAAAAAATAAGGAGATAGTATGAAACACCGTAAACAAGTTAATGAATCTGTAAAACACATCACTTCTTTTATTGATAATGTTTGTGATAAAAATTATGCAGATGCAAGAGCTAATTTACATAATGTAGTAAATGCAAAAATAAAAGAAAGAATTAAACGTTTAAAAGGAGATAAGTAATTATGAAATTTAAAGAAGTACTCGATAAAATGGGTGGAAATGTTCTTACAGAAGAAACTAAGTCTACCATCGTCGAAGCCTTTAATACAGCTGTTTCAGAGCGTGTTAAAGATAGAATACAAATTGAGATCACAGAAGCTTTAAAGAAACAAAATGAAGATCACGCAGGAAAACTTCAAAAGCTTTTAACTGTCATTGATGAAGATCATTCTAAAAAACTTCAAAAAGTTGTAAAACGCATTGATGAGGACCATGCAGCTAAATTTAAGAAAGTTATTAACCATTACGAAAAACTCCTAAAAGAAGAAGCTGGTAAGTTTAAAGATTCATTAGTTAATGAAATTTCTAACTATGTTGAACTTTATATTGATCAAGCTATTCCAATGAAGAAAATTGCTGAAGCATGTGAAAATACTCAAGCAAAGAATATTATTAATGAAATGAAAAAATTGTTAGCCATTGATGAAGAGTTTGTAAATGAAAATGTTCGCGAAGCTCTTGAGGATGGTAAATCAACAATTACAAATTTACATAAAGAATTGAACGAAGCAGTCAAGGAAAATGTAAAACTTAATCAACAGTTAAAATCCGTAAAAGCTGATTTAATTCTTGAACAGAAAACACAGCATATGGATGAAAAGAAACGTAACTATGTGAGGAGAGTATTAAATGAAAAATCTCCTGATTATATTACCGAGAATTTTGACTACATTGTTGAGATGTTCGATCGTAACGAAGAAGAAGAAGCTGAAACACAAGCTCAAAGCGCACGAGCCAAAGCAGTTTCTAATAAAGTAACGGTCCCAAAATCTGAATTACTTAATGAACAAGTTAAAGATGATAATGATGTTGAAGATACATCATCTCCTGTAGGTGTAAGTGCCTATTTAACAGAGATGGTATCTCAAGAAAAAAGATATAAATAAAAGGAGAATAAAAAATTATGAGCCAAATTAAACCAGGGCCTAATTATATTGATAATGATCAGGCCAAATTATTAGTTGAAAAGTGGAAGCCAATGCTAGACCACACTTCAGACAAAATCCGCCCAATTGAAGATGAGCACGCTCGTCTTAGCACAGCAATCCTAATGGAAAACCAAGAACGTTGGTGTCTAAAAGAAGCTAACGTTGCTGGTGGAACAACTGGAACCTTTACAGGTTATGCTGGTACTGTTAATGCCGGTCAGACCGGTGGTAGTGTTGGAAACCAAGACAGCTATGCTACAGGTGATGCACGTCTACCTAAGGTTCTTATTCCAATGATTCGTCGTACGTTCCCAGAACTTATTGCGAATGAAGTTGTTGGTGTTCAGCCAATGAGTGGACCAGTTGGTCTTGCCTTCGCACTACGTTATCGTTACGAAGCCAGTTCAGTTGGTGGCACACAACATGATTGCCAAGATGGTAGTACTGAATGTGATGCACGCGATGTAGCAGGATTACAAGCAACTATTCCTCCAACAGGTAACAAAGAAGTTGGTTGGAACTATCTAGACACTCGCTTCACAGGCCAAAGCGCCGATGCGCTTTCCGGTGTTGATGGTGTGTTTGATATGATTGGTGAAGACCAAGGTGTTGCTGAAGCTCTAGCAAACTATGAAATCACATCACAGATCCCTCAGATGACCATCGAGTTCGAGAAAACAGCCGTTGAAGCAGGTACCCGTAGGCTAGCTGCAAAATGGTCAGTCGAACTAGAACAAGACATCAAGAACATGAATGGTATCGATATTGACGCTGAACTTACAAATGCCATGAGCTACGAAGTTCAAGCCGAAATCGACCGTGAAATGATCATGAGAATGGTCCAAGTTGCACTAAACGCAGGACCAGGTGGTGGATATAGTCTATGGCATGCCCCATGTGCAGACGCACGTTGGCTAGGTGAACGTACTCGCGACTTCTATGCTAAGGTTCTTGTCGAAGCTAACAGAATCGCAGTTCGTAACCGTCGTGGTGCAGCTAACTTCATCATTGCTACACCTCGTGTATGTTCAATGCTTGAAATGCTACCTGAATTCAAGTTTATGCCTGTCACTGGTAATGTAAACACACAACCAGTTGGTATTGCTAAAGTTGGTTCAGTAGGTGGACGTTTTACTCTATATAGGGATACACGTACAGAAGCACAAGGCCCTTATGGTGGTACACCTGAACCCCGCCGTGATCAACTAGAGTACGCTCTACTTGGTTACAAGGGTGCTGAGTATTATGACACTGGTATTGTATATTGTCCATACATTCCGATTATGATCCAACGTACCATTGGTCCTAACGACTTCGCACCACGTGTCGGATTAATGACACGTTATGGCGTGGTCGACAATCTTTTTGGAGCAGAACTATATTATCACGTAGTTGTGGTCCGTGGATTGGGTGAAGCATTTGCACCAGGACAAGCTCACACATATTTGTAATTTGTTGATAATCAATAAGTTATAAATATAACGAAAGTTGAAATAAGGAGTTTCGAAAGAAGCTCCTTATTTTTTTCTTGGTGTTTATAGGGGTGGTAGATAATGTATAAAATAAATGTTATCTACCACCCCATATTTTATTTAATGGTGTTGTAAATAAATTTAAAAAAATAGGTTGATAACAACACCGTTTAACCTAAATATTTATATGAATAAGATAAAAGAATATATAGACGTCGAAAAAACCCTTAAACAAATTAATTTTAATTATGGTGCTTTATCAAAATATGATAAAGATTTTGTTAAAGCAGTTTTAATTTCAATAAATAAAATAGGTGTAAATGCAACCTCAAGAAAATTTAAAATTTCAAAATCAACAATTAGAAATTGGCGAAATCCAGACAGAAATTCAAAATATCAAAAAACAGCATATAATAAAAATACTAAATATTATAAAGAAAAAGCAAAACAATATTACGAAAAAAATAAAGAAGAATGTATAAAAAAACAAGTTGAATATCACAGAGCAAATCCCAATATTCAAAAAAAATGGTACAACACTCACAAAAAACAAATACGCGAATATATGAGAAATTATGAAAAGGAACGTAAAAAAGTTGACCCTCAATATAAGTTAGGATATACATTGAGGCATAGGGTTCGAACAGCATTAAAAGAATGTGGAATGCAAAAGAACGAAAGAATTAAACAACTTATAGGATGCTCTATTGATTATTTAAAAAACCATCTCGAGTCTCAATTTAAAGATGGAATGAATTGGGAAAACCATGGCCAATGGCATGTTGACCATATTAAACCCTGCTCATTATTCAACTTAACAGAATTAGAAGAACAAAAGAAATGTTTTCATTATTCAAATTTACA